CGAACGAGTGACTCGAACTGCGGCGTAGTTCAATTCATTCATTCCCTCATTAGGAGACACCACATGAAAATGTGCACCGTGGAGGAACTGCAGAAAAATCTGCAGGTACTCGCAAACCAAGTCGGATCGAAGCGGTTTACAGCCGCCAAGAATCTGATGCTCGAAGGACTTGTGATCGTGGATGCTGACGGTAACCCCGTCGACCCTGCGAACATCAAGTACGAAGTCATGCTTTCACCCGCTGAACCCGCCGTCGAAGAGGACGCAGTTCACGAAATGGAGACACCAGTTGTTGAAGAGCCAAAGGCTCTCGCCGACGAAGTCGCCAAGGCCGTCAAGTTGGAACTCTCCAACAAGGCAGCCGCTCACCCAATCACAACTCGAAAGGAAATCACAGTGGAAAATAAAGTTTACTCACGAATCAAGAATTTCAAGACCAACGACGAAGCATTTCGCTTCGGCTCGTGGGCTCTTGGATGCATCGGTTTCAAGAAGTCAGCGCAGTGGTGCACTGACAACGGCATCGTCACCAAGATCGCAAACATCGAAGGCAACAACCTCGCAGGCGGATTCCTCGTTCCTGAAGAATTTGAAAATGCCATCGTGACTCTTCGTGAGCAATTCGGAGTTATCCGAAATCACGCTCGAGTTGTGCCGATGTCATCCGACATCAAGCGCATGCCACGACGATCCACGAATCTGACTGCATCGTTCGTTGGCGAAGCAAGCACTGCAAGCCAAACAAACGAAACATTCGACCAGATCAATCTCGTTGCAAAGAAGTCGATGGTCCTGACGAAGTTCAGCAGCGAACTTTCTGAAGATGCCGTCATCAACTTTGCCGATGACTTGGCTGGCGAAATGGCGTATGCACAGGCGAAACTTGAAGATCAGTGCGCATTCATCGGCGATGCAACATCGACCTATGGTGGCATCACTGGACTTGCAAATGCAGTCGGATCTGCAGGCGTAACAACTGCGGCATCTTTCCTTACCGCAATCACACTTACAGAAGTTCAATCTTTCTTGTCAAAGTTGCCGCAATATGCGGACAACGCAAACACAAAGATTTTCTGCAACAAGACGGTGTGGAACTCTTTGTTCTTGCGACTGGCTTACGTCAGTGGTGGAAACAATGCGGTCGACTTGATCACTGGCAGCAATCAACTTTCGTTCGCTGGATATCCAGTTGTTCTCACGCAAGCGATGAATGCGACCACAGGCGTTGGCGCAATTATGGCGCACGCAGGTGATTTTTCCCAAGGAATCTATTTTGGGGACAGGAGAACGACCTCGGTCGACTTCAGTAATGCGGCCCTAAATTCCTTCGAGGCCGACATGCTTTGCTATCGCTCAACAACTCGTTGGGATCTCGTCTGCGCAAATGTTGGAGATGCAACAAACGCAGGTTCAATCGTCACACTCAAGGCAGGCGCATAAGCCCGCAAAAGAAAGAAGGAAAATACTATGGCTATGAATTTACAAGGTCTCAAACATGTCGTTGCAATCGCAACGCAATCGCTCGCATCCAATGCAACCGCAACTGGTACTTCGATTGACACAAAGGGTTTCGACGAGTTGCAAATTGTTCTTGTTCGTGCAACGCACGCATCAGATGCAATTACAACTTTCACGATTGAGCAGTCCGACGATGACAGCACCTACGCAACCGTCACTGGTTATGTGCAGGGAACTGATTACACCGTGGCTTCAATCATCGGTGGAACAAGTCAGGCGGCTGCACAGCCTGCCGTGTTCAATATCGATCTTCGTGGCAAGAAGCGATATTTCAGATGCAAAGTCACGCCAGCAACAAGCACATCGCTTGTCGGCGCAACTGCAATTCTTGCTCGGGCTGCAGAAGCACCGATCACAGCGGCAAAAGCCAACTGCACACAGTTGGTCAACCCGACCTGATACGGTCTCAAGTTTCAATCCTCAACGGCTCGTACTCGAAAGGGTGCGAGCCGTTGTCTTTTGTCGTGGTATGTTGAGTCGCATGAAACTAGACCTAGGATGCGGACAAACTCGGATCGAGGGCTATACACCGTGGGACTGGAGCACGAACAACGATGTCTCATTTCTTCCGTTCGCAGATGGATCGATCGAGGAGATCCGTGCAAGTCATGTACTCGAGCACATCGAGCGTCCATACTTGCTCGAGGTCGTGCAGCACTGGGTCGACAAATTAAAGCCTGGAGGAATCCTGCGCATCGCGGTCCCTGACTTTGATGAGATCATCAGGCTCGCCGCGCTCGACCGTGATCAGGAGGATCAAAGCGGCAATCCGTTTCCTTGGGAGGCGTACATCATGGGTGGGCAGAGCGACTCATTCGATCAGCATCACACACTTTGGAACGATCCAAAGTTAAGGATGCTTTTCAATCAGGTCGGCATCACCGAGATCTTGCCGTGGAAAAACACCGAGCCTGTTGACGCAAGCGATCTTCCGATGTCGCTCAATCTTGCAGGTCGCAAGCCGTACGCAGTTGGCGAGTTGACGCAGCCGCCAAAGTATCCTGACATCCGCGGCGTGATGACTATGCCAAGACTGACATGGACGGACACCATGTTCTGCTGTCAGAAAATTACTAGCGCACTCGGAATCGAGATCACGAACTCGTCAGGCGTGTTTTACGGTCAGGGCATGCAGCGCATCCTGCAGATGCTCGCACAGGACACAAGCATCAAGTGGGCGTTGACGATCGACTATGACAGTTTATTTGACTGGAAAGACGTGGTATGTTTGAAAGAGATCGCAGAGCGGGAAAATTTGGATGCGCTTGCTCCGCTGCAGTCAGGTCGTGAGCGACTCGCTCCGCTTTGCGTCGCTTCGACCAACTGGATACCTCGACGCATCAACACGCAAGACTTGCAGCAGGACTGGTTCGAGGTTTCGTCGATGCACTTTGGATGCACCTTGATCCGCATGGACTCGCTGCGCAAGCTGCCCAAGCCGTGGTTTCTTGCAACCCCAAATGCAAACGGCGACTGGGAAGGCGACAAGGTCGACGACGACATCCACTTTTGGAAACAAACGCAGAAGGCGAACTGGAAGATCGGCGTGACACCGAAAGTCTCGATCGGTCACATTGAGACGGTTGCAACATGGCCTGGTCCGAAGTTGCAGTCGCTTCACCAGTCAACGCACAACTATCTGCGCAGCGGGAAGCCGTGGTATGTCAAGAGTCGCGAGGGATGGCGCAACGGTCCGCAGGATCAACCGCCCGAAATTGTCAAGCCTGCATAGGATCAATTATGGCAGTAGGAACTTACGCACTCTCGACCTTGGCACAACTCAAATCGCACCTCGGGATTACGGCTTCAACCGACAACACGATCCTCGAGGGATACATCGATCACGCAACGGCGAAGATCGAACGGTGGATCGGACGACAGATCCTCGTGCGCAACTACAGCGAGTGGTATGGCGGCAACGATGTCCGCAGCGTCAAGGTCAAGCAGTACCCGATAAACAATGTTGTCGGCGTTTACACCGGACTCACGGCTGCGCTCGTGATCGCATCGACCGTGTCAAGCGATATCAGGCTGACAGTCTCCATAAACACCGAGCCGCTCGGCACAGTTGCAAGCGGCGCACTCGCACCTGGTGTCACCTTGACACGAACCACCAGCGCAGGCACAACATCAATCAGCACGCTGACATTTGCAACTTATCCTGACACGACCTCGCTTGTCGCTGCGATCAATGCGATCACGGGCTACAGCGCAACCGTCACGACTGCGATGCGCTGCGCACAACTCCATCCTCGAGCCAGTGGCGACATCAAGATGGCGACCGTCGTGCTCACAGGTGTCAATGTCTCAAGCGAGTTTGTCTACGACTCGTACCTTGGCATCGTCACGATCCGTCAAGACGCATTCCCGACGATGGCGCAACACAACGCACGATTCCCAAGCGGTTTGCAGTCGACGCTGATCGAGTACTCCGCAGGCTATACAACCGTGCCCGACGACATACATCAAGCGTGCATGGTCATCGCAGGCACGGCGTACTTGAGCCGCAAGTCCGACACATCGCTGCAGAGCGAGTCGCTCGGCGACTACTCGTACTCGATGGCGAGTGCGGATTCGTCACGGGCGATGATGGAGGACATGCTCGGCAGTTGGAAAGAGATCCGATGAGCGTTGACGCTTTGATCTCACGGTTCGGCAAGACGGTTGAAATCTACTTACGAGCCGAGAGCGTCGACGCAGGCGGCGCATATACAAGGGTATATACAGCATCTACAGTATTCATCACTGCGTACTTGCAACCCGCAACGCCAAGCGAGTCGATGGTGAACGGCGCAATTCGAGCATCGACAGGTTTGACCGCTTATGTTAATGCCGTCGACGGGACGAGTTTGGCAACTGGACAGCGGCTCGTCGATGAAGATTCGATCATGTATGAGATCCAAGGTTTCCGCCGACCCGATCTGCGCAGCGGTCCTGACCTCATGGCGTACTACATCCTTGACCTGACAGCGGTCGAGGGCGAGTCATGAGCGCATCGCACAACTTTTCGGCTGCGGACATCATCTCGGCAAACATCGAGGGCATTCAGCGAGGTCTCAATATCGCAATGGTCGCCTTGCAAAGGGAACTGCGAATCACATTGAGCAAGAAGGGCACAGGTGTTGAATATCGAGGTGGCAAAAAAGGCAAGGGCTCGTATCGCAGGCGGTCCGCACCATTCAATCCACCAGCGGTTGACACGGGCACTCTGCGAAACTCCGTTCAAACAGCAACAGTAAAAAATGTCACTGGTCGGAATTTTGTCTCTGTTGTCATGTCAGGACTTGTGGCAGGCGTTGACAAAGATGCACGCATTCCGAGGTGGCTCGAGTACGGGACTCGCTATATGCACGATCGACCATTCATTGCGCCAAGCATCAAGGTCGTCAAGCCGAAAGTCGTAGGAATCATCGAACTGCAGATGGACAAGGCGATCAAGAGAATGCGAACTCGAGCAATGAAGGCGGCACAATGAGCCAAGTCATCCTGACCACGATCTACAACAAGTTGATCGCAGATGTAAGTGGAGGAACGGTCTATGCACTGGTCGCAGGCAAGATCTACCAACTCGAAGGACCGCAAGGCGCAGTCATGCCGCTGCTGGTCTATGCCATCAGCAACGAGGACACGACGACCTTCATGTCCTCGGCAACGCAGTCCATGCACACGCTGGACTGCGCCTTCACCTTCTACTTCAAGCCCGACTCGTCGGTGGTCACGGCGATGGCAGCCGAGGCGGCCTTGTTCCTGCTGCTGCACAAGGCGAGCATGACACCATCTGATGTCTCATACTCGACCATCGAATCGATCTGCACTTCTCGGGGTGTGCCTACGATCAATGTAGACTCAATCGTCATCGACACGACATACAGAATTTTCGCAACGAAACAAACCTAAGGGAGAATCACAATGGCAGGAATCAGTGGAGTAAACGGCAACATCACATTTTCAAACGCACTCGGTGGAAATATCAAGTCTTGGACCGCCAATTTTACTCGAGCTGCCGTTGACATCTCTGCTTTCGGAGGCGCAACCCGCAATCGAGCAGTCGGCCTTATTGATGTCACAGGCTCGATGACTGGCTCGTTGGACAATACAACATCTCCGACCGTTGCATTTAGTGGCAACACTTCTGCAGCAACAATTACTTTGACTGCGGAGAGTGGCAACACGCTTGCTTTTCCTGTGATCGTTGACTCGTTCACCGTCGGCGTTGCAGTCGATGGAGAGGCAACCTTCAGCGCAAATTATGCCATCGCTTCAACTGCAACGACATTTGCTGGCGCAGTCACTGCAAGTTGGACTTGATCGAACACTTTAATCCATTCGCAGGTCGTCAAGACTCCCCAGACGATTTGCGGGTGGAGTTTGTTTATCGAGACAAGCAGTACGGTCGTTGGGTCGGCGCAATCGATCGCAAAGTTGCACTGCAAACTGTGATGATTGCTGAGAACATCTGCCCATCGTTGAGGCGTGATCTCGTGCGTGTTACTATCAAAACACGAAAGGAACTCGCACGATGGAAACCAACAAACCAAAAGCCCGCCTGGTAGCGATCGGTCGGCACATGCTCTCGTGTCTCTCTGCCAACGACTACATCGAGATCGGAGAGCGCAGGTGGCACGCACTCCACAATCGCGCGCAGGAGATGCTCGAGGACTCTCGTGCAGACTCGGCGCAGCGTGTCGAACATATGAAGGCGATCTACGACCTACGAGACCGCACGACGCAGCTAGCGATACAGCACGGCGCAACTCTCGAAGGTGCGCTCGAGGTGATCGAGCACGCCTGCAAGAAGGCGAAGGTTGACGGCAGCGAAGCAGTTGCGCTGATGCAGCCTGAGGTTGTCGTGTCGACCGCGCTCGCGCTGTTCGGCATCGATCTCGATGCGGAGTCTACAAACCCAAAATGACAGCGAGGAGCGGCGACCTCGACTGGCATTCGCTCGCCGCATTTGTTTCGCACTACGCTCCCGGCTCGACTGATCCGATGGAATTGCCCGTGGATCGACTGCTCGCGATTGCACACGCAACGAGTGCGCTGCTGGTGCGCAACGCAGAGGCACAATCACAGAGCATGCGTAGGATGAGATAGCACTATGAATCCGACACTCGAAGTACAGATCACGGCGAAACTCGACAAACTCGATGCGGGTTTGAAGGTGGCCGAAGCGAAGATCAGTCAGAGTGCGCAGACGATGGGCAAGGTCGGCGAGAAGGCGGGCAGCAACTTTACGGAAAGTTTCGCAGCAAATCTGCCAATGATGATGGTCGCAACGGCGATCGCAAAGACCATTGGAAGCGGCATTCTGCAAGCAGTCAAAGATAGCAACGCAGGCAAAAGCGGCGAAGAAATCGGGCTGAGTTTGGCGAAAGGGATTGTTGACGGCGCGAAATCCTTACCAGTCGTCGGCGTTGTGGTTGGCATCCTTGACGAAATGATCAACGGAATGGATCGACTTGCCGAGGCTGCGCATGATCGAGCGGCTGATGTTGGCAACGCATTCAGACAGGCTTTTACGGACATTGCGAAAGCAAGCGAAACGACCTTGCAAGCAGTGACAAGAAAAACTGAAGACATGGCGGCAAAAACCGATCCAGCGCAGCAGGCAAAATTAAGCACTCAAAGAACGATTGAAGATGCCAAAGCACAACTCAAAAAGATTGAAGACGATAAACAGATGTTGCGTGATAACGCTGCAAAGGCTGAAGCAGAATCAGTCAAGGCGGCTACTGTAAGCAGAGATGCACAAAAATTCGAGACACTTGATGGCAATGTAGAAGGCAGAAAGAATGACGAAAAGATCAATAAAGAGTTAGCAGATCGTAAAAGAGATGCTGCGTCAACACGACTGGCTAGCGAACAAGCAATCAACAAACAGAGTCTTGAACTTGTCAAAGCACTGAATGAGCAAATTCTTCAAGCCGAAAAAACTGGTGCGGACGATCAAGAAAAAATCCTGCAAGACAAAATTGACAAGACCGATGCGGCTGCTAAGGCGGTGCGTGAAAAGAATCTAAAGGCTGCAATGGAGACGGGTGATTATCAAGGCGCGCAGAAACAGATCGACGCGCAAGCCGCTGCAGATAAGAAAGCGTTGGACGAGAAAGCCCGCAAGACTGCGATGAACGCAAGTGACTACGCAGACGCAATCAAAGAGATAAACAACAAAGCCGCTGCAGATCAAAAAGCGTTAGACCAAAAAAGCCTAAGCGATGCAGTTGCTATTTTCAAAGAACAGCAGAAGGAAAAGTTCGACGCAGCGATGCAGGCGCAAGACGACATCATCAAAGGCGAGCAAGCCGTGCAGAAGAAAGTCGACAAAGCCAGAGTCTTTTCTGAAGCAGTCAGCAGCGCAGGGCAAGAATTTATCAGCAGCGGACAGACTGCGCTCGGTCAGTTCAACTTTGCGCAACAAGGCAGGCTCAAGTGCG